ACTTTGGCACTATCAATACCTTTGGTTTTTGCCATTAGTAATTACCTCTTTCTTAATAAATTGTCTTTTTGAAATGGTAAGTGCTATATAATTGAGACGTGCTAGGGTCTCTATCAATACCGCCACCAATTGTTTGAAACCAACCATTCTTTCTTAACAAGTTCCTGATTGGTCTTTCGTATAACGCTGTTAAATCTCCATCCGCTTTAACTGGATAAAAGAATTGAACTTGAACTGTCCCGTCATCAGAAATAATATCGTCGCTTCCAAAACCACTAGGAATACGAGAAATATCATTTACTAAAATGACAATTTTATTCAGCTTTTGTGACTGAATGCTGTGTGGCAGTCCATATGAGAATACATACTTTGGATCAATTCCGTCAACTCCAGAGTTACGGATGATCTCTTTTACATCATTTGAAATCATTATAGCAACCCCTTTGCATCAAGAATCGCTTTAGCAGTTTGTGTCTGAGCAGTAAAGATTTGATCATATGGCATCGTCTTTGTTGCGTTCTCAAACCAAAACTGTGCTGGTTGCCTATACGTTCCCCAGTCAGTCCAGACCGCGATTGGGTAAGCTTTTCTTTCAAATCCAACCTCTGTTGCACCGTCGATGAACTGATTAGGCTTATGAGTAATATGATCACGCAAGTGCCCAATTGATTCTCCATATAATTGTTTATCTTTGACATCTTCAAATTCATCATATGGTGTGTTATCATAGAGATGTTTCTCAATGATGGGCACGGCGGATTCAACGATTGCGGAGCGCTCTTTTCTTGAAAGCTTGAAATTATCAAGCTTTTTCAATAACTCGTCTTCACCAGTAACCTCAATTGATCCGAGACCATTAGTTACCAACGTTTTATTAACTGCCAACGTCATCATCTCCATATCCACCAGTGGATGCTTGATTGCCACCGTTCTTAACAACTGATTTCAGTGACAATAAATCATAAGTGACGATGGCGGTTGTATCAGGAACTTTGTAAGTGATAATGTAAAACTTGCCTCGATACCTAGCCCGATAACTATCGTAATCAAAATTAGGACGATGCTTAACAGCGATCACCATTGTGTCTTCCATATCCATACCGTTGACGCCAACAATATTTCTGTCGGACACGCGATATGGAGCACAATGGAATGTGTATTTAATTTTAAAGTTGCTATCATCTAATGTGTCGGCACCATTATCAATAATGTTACCGTTGGACAGCTCTGTGTATTCATCTGCTACTCCTAGATAAACCTTTTCTTTGTATCGCCACAGGTCAACTTTATTAGCCATTTATGCACCTTCTTAAATTGAGAAATTGCGTCCATAGTTGATAACCGTGTCAAGCGACGCAACATTTTGAGTCCCACTTGTAACAGGAGATCCATCTCTACGTAAATATGATGCAGTTGCGACCTCTAAAACGGCTGTGTCAATCATGCTTTGATAGTCTTCTTGCCTCTTGTTAAGAAACTGGTTGTCTTTTCCTTGAACATATAAATCAACATAGTTCTTAGCGTTATCTAAATAAATCTTAACGTCTTCATCGTCATCTGCATTAATGTGATTTTTAAAATCATCGAGAGAAACTGACATCATTGCACCTCCTATGTACCCGTTAAGGGTTTACCCCTTAAGCGGTTGGCGTTGCTTTAACTGCTGCCGACTTAGCTGATTCCCCAGCGCCGTTCTTAACCGTTGCCTGGACAGTATATTCAGTACCAGCAGTCAATCCAGTAATTGACCCAGTTAATGAAGTCTTTAAATCTACCGTTCCATTATTGGTGCCGTCAGTCCAATAAACAACTCGGTCGGTGATTGCACTGCCTGTATTTTCACCATCAACTAAAGTAACATCAATTTTGCCAGAACCAGCGGTGAGCGTTGCGGTTGGTGCTGATGGTACTTTATCTAAAGTTGTGAAATCTGAAATAACTGTCTTTTCAGATGCACCAGCATATGCAATTTGATAGCCAGAAACCTTTGTGTTCGGTTTTAATCCAGTAATTGTAACTGGAGATGACTGATTGTCAATTTTCTTTGCTCCAGCATTATCGTAAACATCAAAATTTGCCAAAAACATAACCTCCTATCGTGAAACCATATGTATGCCCCCACAATGGGGGTAATCGGATTTACTACTTGGCAACAACCGTTGCACCATCGGCAGTCGGTGTTACACTAGTCACCGTTGGTGCCGGATTAATTACTCGCAGGCTTAGCTACAACGAATGCTGATGGATTAGTAACAGTACCGTCCATATATCCGTTAAGAACAACCAAGTGACCACCAGTCATAGCTTGCGTAGTATCTGAAACTACGTGAGTTAACTGTAAGCCTTGCTTAGTCATAATCGTATAACCAGCGTTAAAGTTACCAAGGATAATTTGACCATTCTTGTTACCGTTCAAGACGTCTGAAACGAACACTGGGATTCCTTGGAAGGAATAACCAGGGCGTACACCAACTGCACCGGCGATAGCCGTTTGCATTTGTGGCTTAAAGATCAAATGTTCGTTGTCGTCATCTTTCAACTTAGAAACAGCATTGAAGGCATCACGAGACATAACGAGGATCGCTTGATCTAAGTATGCAGGGTTAATTGACATAGTAAAATCAAGCATTTCGTCCAAGGTTGGAGTTGCACCAGCTAAAGTAACGACCTTAACATCATCAGCACCAATAACTGGTTTAAACGTCTTGTTGGCGTCTTCGCCAGTCTTAGCACCGACTAATACCGCACGTTCAATAGCTTTACCTAATGAACGACCCAAACGGCCAATAGCATAATCGACAACGTCCGGTGCACTATCGTTAATCATCATTTCTGATAATTGCAATGCGGCACCGACACGCTTTTGAGTCAAGGTAACGTACTTCAAAGTTGGGGTTTGTGCCTTAACAGCTTCGAGTTCACCAACGAAACCATCGTCAGAAGTATCGTTTTCACGAACGACTTCCAAGTTACCATTCATAGAACCAACCTTGTTTGACAAAGCAAACACTGGTGAAGTTTCTTGTAACTTCTGGATAATTGTTTGTGAGACGCTCGTTGGAATTAAAACACCACCGTTTGATGAAGTACCATTAACGGCATTACCCCATGACAAACCATTGTCAGGAAGATCACGAGATTCTTGTGGCAAGTCTTTTTGTTCCTTAACAGCTTCCACATACTTCTTGGCTGCTTCACTCCCACGTAACTTACCACGGATCATATCAGCAGTGGCACGCTTTTCGAGAGCTTTAAATTGCTTCTTTTCCATTTCCACACTCCGTTCATTGTTTGCTGGAACTGCGTTACGACGTTCTTCGTCCAGTTCAGCAATATCATCGTTAATTTTTGAAATATCGTCTTTAATTGAACGCATTTCCTTAATTTGATCATCAGTGATCGTCTTATTATCAATGGCGTCTTTAAAACCGCCCAATTTTTCCTTTAAAGCAGTCCGCTTTTCTAAAAGACCTTTCTTAGTCTTCATCTGCCATGCCTCCAATTTCTTCATAGAGCTTAGATGCTTCAAGACTCCGTTTTTCTTGCTTCTTTTTTTCGTCGTCTTTCTTGCTTGGTTTCTTACCAGCCGGAACTTGAACTCCGTCTTTTGGCTTATCATCGTCCGTTTGAGTGTCTTCGGGTGCGTCGCCAGAATCGTCTGGTTCTGGAACGTCCGAGTCATCGTCACGGGCGGATAATACTCCTTGAATACCAGTAAGAATGCTTTGCGTTAAAGTAGCTGCGAAGTCGTCAAGGTCGATAGTTTGCTTTGTGTCAGTAACTGCATCCTTACCATCTGGTTGATCGTCACGCTTTGCTGGCTTTACCACAACTTCATTTGCTGGTAATTTACCGGCACGACGTTCGAGTTCTTCACAAAGATCTCTTGTTTCTACACTGTCAAGCTTCAAGTCATTACCCTCCTTTTTAATATTCACAATTTCCGAAACGCTCTTGATACCTCTTTTTTCAAGGTCTCTTAGCGTCTTCAATCCACGTGCTTCAATGCTAGAACTTAAATATGCTGGGAATCTAACAGCAGAAACTTCTTTTAGGAACAGTTCGTTGACTGTTCTAAGAGGAACGCCATCATCAAAGTCTCCGCCATCCATATCCCAACTGTCATCTAGGACGATAAACCCAAAACTCATACTAGTAATAACACCAGTCTTAATTAATTCATAGGTGTCTCGCCCATCATTTGTATCTAGGATTTGAGCTTCCATATAAAGCCCTTGGTCGTCTACTCTTAAGACGAGCGATCCATTTGCGGTAGTAGCCAGAAGCTTGTCCGAGTCATGTTCAGCATAAAAGTCGATTACGTCTCCATCTGAGATTGCAGACTCGAAAGCCGTTGGAGAGATCGTCTCTCGAAACGGGCTACCATCAGCCGACATAACTTGACTGTAAGATCCAGCTCGGTTAACATAACCAGAAACTTTAAGATTATCATCATCAAAAGATAAATCTCTAGTTTCAAAGCTAAGAGTTCTTAATTCTGTCTTTTTAATCTTGATTGCCTCCTAACGCATTGTTATCAGCCTTATGTTGATGGCTGTCTTGCTGATTTTTTGTATTTGGTGCTTTCTGGGCACCTTTT